TAGGTCTTGCTACCCTTGGTTGGGTCAGCGGCGGTGAGGTCAATGTTCCTGTTGTTGTTAATCCCGCAGGTGATCCTTGGCATCCTGATGGTGAAAACACGATAGGCTTCAACGTCACTGGAGCGGCAGGTTATTCTGATATCTTCAGTTCGAAGTTCTCTGTTGAAGAGGGCAAGAACTATGGATTTAGCGCATACGTTGCTGCTCACAGAGCCAACTGTGATGTGTTCCTAGGCTTTTTCAACGCTTCTGGCGTTGCAATGGTCTATTATAACATGGGTCCTTTCGCTACCGGCAACGGTGGCAAGAGCCTTTCAGCTTACACACGGACTTGGATTAACAAGACTGCTCCTGCTGGTGCTGTGTCTGCCCATGTCATCTTCAGGAAGTATGCCACGAATGTTGGCAGCGACTCCTGGATGTGGATCGCACGTCCAATGGTGTCGGAGTGCAGTCCTAACGATCTCAGCCCGCTTCCATTTGAGCATGGCAATGCTCGTCAGATGGGCGCTCTAATCACTGAGACTAAAGCTGTTGCTGTGGACGCTCTTGGCAAGGCCAATGCCACTGTAGGTGTAAACCTCAACGTCAACGGCTTTGTCACTGGCTGGAAGCTGAATAACAACGGCTCGACGGGTGGCATGACCATCGTCGGCAGTTCCTTTATGCTTGTGGATCCGAATGGCGGAACACCATTTAATCCGTTCACGGTTGTAGGAAACCAAGCCACCTTTAATACGAATGTACGGATCAATGGCGATCTTATCGTCACTGGAACCATCAATGGTAGGACACACATTGGTGCTGGCTCTGTCGCCAACACACAAGTTGGTACGTGGACCAACACAATCACAACTGTGAATGTTGGAGTAGGCAACTACGAACTCATTATGGATGCTCCTATCACCACTGATGGGGGCAAAGTCCGTATTGATTGGGCTGCATACTTCTATGCAGATAACAATTCTGGGGCTGATAGTTCCATTGATGTCGCTATCAATCGTGATGGAGTGACCATCTATGCTGGTTCAGTAGCAACGATCCCAGCCACTGAGACATATCCTGTCCAATATGGCGGTGGTTCCAGTGGTACTGGACTAGAAAACATTGACGCTTGGGTCACTATCCCTGGATATTTCAAGGACACGGTAGGCTCATTCATGCTGGATCATCCTCCAGCAGGAGCTCACACCTATCAGGTCTTTATGAAGTCACCCTACACTCACCTGACTACCGTTCTGCGATCTCTTGGTATCACAGAAGACAAGACGCAGCGTTAAGTGGCTTGACCTACTTATAGCGGCCTCTGGTCAATGAGAGCCTAGACCTAGTGGCTGTTCAAGCCACTGAAATGTAGCCATAACCATCAACCGACCTTGGGGGTCAGGCGAGTCCTGGCCCCTTTTTCCTGTGAGAAATCCAATCATGCTCGAAGCTCCCAACCTTCTGATGAAGGCCCGTGAAACCATGCTCGAACGCTCTGCTGAGCGAGACGTGGAGAAAGAGCGAGCCATGAAAAAGACGGTCGATATGTTCAATGCCGCTTTCCCGTCAACCAAGCCAGTGACCGAATATCAGGGCTGGATGTTCATGCTCTTTCTGAAGCTCGCCAGAGCTCATGGAGGAAACTTCCGCGAAGACGATTACGTCGATGCGTCCGCTTATGTCGCATTAGCTGGCGAATGTCGGGGCAACGAAGCTTTGCCCAAGACAACCGCAGAACTTCTAGAACGACATATAACGAGTGCGGCTTCTGTCACAGCTGAAGCCCAAGGCTGGGGAAAACTATGAACATAACGAACAACTATGGAGTCAATCTGCTACTGGCAGTTTGGCTTCTGAACGACAACTACGACCATGATGCTCGTAAGAATGTCATTTCAGCTTCATCTCTCATCAAACCACTGAAGAAGTACGTCCTCGGTAAACGAGTCGATGCACGTACTCGTCAGGTCGATGTAGCCGATCTTATGGCTTCTGCTCTTGGTAGCTGTATCCATGACGCTATCGAAGCTGTCTGGCTTGATCCAATCAAGCGAGGGAATGCCCTGACCAAGCTCGGTATTCCTGAGCATATTCAAAAAACTATCCTCATCAATCCTAAGGATGAGGAGCTCTTTGACGGGTGTATCCCACTGTATTTCGAACAACGTGTTGAACGTCCGTTCGGTGAGTGGATCATTTCCGGCAAGTATGATGCTATTGCCGATGGTCGTGTGAATGATACCAAATCTACCGGTGTCTATTCATATATGAAGGGCAACAAAGATCAGGACTACATCAATCAACTATCACTTTATCGGTGGTTAAACCCTGATAAAGCAGTGGACAATGTAGGTCAGATCAACTTTGCCTTCACTGATTGGCAAGGTTTCATGGCTTCCAGAAACCCTGACTATCCTGAGAAGCGTCTAATCTCCAAGACATTCCCACTTCTTCCTGACAGTGATGTTGAGAAGTTGATCCAAGAACGCTTGGATGCACTCAAGAAGTACATGGATGCTCCTCAAGAGGAGATCCCTGAATGTACGCCAGAAGACCTCTGGATGGATCCGCCGAAGTACAAATACTACAGCGATCCAAGCAAGGTTGTTGGTGGTCGTTCCACCAAGAACTTTGATGACCCCGTAGAAGCAAACAAGATGCTTCTTGAGAAGGGGAAAGGCATCGTCATCAAGGTCGAAGGCGCACCAAAAGCCTGTGGCTACTGTGATGCCTACGAAATCTGTAAACAAAAGGACCGCTATGAACAACTATGACCTGACAGGTGTGGTCCACCACCCGATGATTACTGAACTTACGGACCTTCTGTGCAACCAAACACAGAACCAGGACCGTGAGTTCTTCCATGTCGAGGTGGCATACTTTGCAGCCAAGGTTGCTTCCACTATGGGAGCTACCATGATGACCAAAGACCGGGGTGAAATTCCGGTCAACCTCTATGCCCTACTGCTTGCCTCTTCAGGCTATGGCAAGGGCCACTCCATCTATGTGATGGAGCAGCAGATCCTTGGAGGGTTCAAGAAATCCTTCATTGAAGGCACTCTCCCTCTCATTGCTGAGAACAGCATGTGGGATCTTGCTCGTGAGAAGGCAATCAGGAACCAATCCGATGAAACTGAGGAGCAAGAAAAGGTTAAAAAGGAATACAACTCCTATGGAGTTTATCCCTTCACCTTCGACTCGGGGACAGTTCCGGCTGTTAAACAACTCCGTCAGAAGCTACTCATCAGTAAAGCGGGATCTATTAACCTGCAAATCGATGAGATTGGTTCGAACCTTCTTGGAAACGTCGATCTTTTGAACCTGTTCCTGGAACTCTATGATCAAGGCATGGTCAAGCCTAAGCTGACCAAGAACACAGCTGAGAATGTCCGTGGTGAGGAACTGGAAGGACGAACTCCGACCAACCTCCTCATGTTCGGTACGCCAGCCAAACTCTTTGATGGCGGGCAGACTGAGGACAACCTCTACAGTTTCCTGGAGACCGGCTATGGCCGTCGTTGCCTGTTCGCTATTGGCAACTCTTCCGATCCCGGACAGCAGGACCCTGAGGACGTTTATAAGCGTCTGATCAATCCAGCTAACAGCCAAGCCATTAGGCATTGGGCGAACCGCTTCGAGGCCTTGGCTCACGAAGACCTGTTCGGCTGGAAGATCGATGTGTCCTACGACGTGGGCGTCAAGCTCATGGAGTATAAGCTGGCCTGTGAGGCTGCTGCTCGTGAACTTCCTGATCATGACGAAATCAAGAAGGCTGAGATCAGTCACCGCTACTTCAGGGCTCTGAAGCTGGCAGGGACCTATGCCTTCGTGGATCAAGCAGCTGATATCGATATCGATGAGCACCTGTTGCCTGCAATCCTGCTGGTTCAACAGAGCGGTGAAAGCTTCCAGAAGATTCTGAACCGTGAAAAGCCTTACGCTCGCTTGGCGAAGTACATCGCTAGTGTCGAAGGAGAAGTGACCCATGTCGATATCATGGAGAACAATCCCTTCTACGGTAGGTCTGGAACCCAACGGAACGAGATGATCAATCTTGCTACCGCATGGGGTTACAAGAACCACATCGTCATTCGTAAAACGTATGCCGATGGTGTCGAGTTCTTCAGTGGTAAAACACTGAAGGAGACAGATCTTAGCGAGATGATCCTGTCGTGGTCCCAGGACTACGCTTATGAATATACCAATGAGACTGCACCATTCGATCAACTACATCGAATGACACAGGCTCCTGGTCTGCACTTTCTCAATCAGTGGCTCGTTGCCGGTGATAAGAGTGAGGGACACAGGCATGATAAGAACATCATCCCTGGGTTCAACATGATCGTCATCGACATTGACGGTACAACCACAGTCGAGTCGGCTGTTGCTCTTATGAGTGGATACAAGTTCTTGCTCTACACGACCAAGAGCCATGACCATGACAAGGAGCACCGCTTCCGTATGATCTTCCCGATCAACTACCATCTGGAACTGGATCAGGAAGACTATAAGAAGTTCATGAACGCTTTCATGGACTGGCTGCCTTTCGAAACTGACCGTGGAGCCAACCAACGTGCTCGTAAGTGGGAAGCCTTCTCCAAAGGTAACTACCACTACAACATGGAGGGCGAGATCATGGACGCTCTGGACTTCATTCCTCAGACTTCGAGGAACGAGGACCATAAGCGTATGCGTCAGAAGCTGACTTCAATGGATAAGCTGGAAGGCTGGTTCGCTGCGAAGATCAGTGATGGCAACCGCAACAACATGATGCTTCGCTTTGCGATGGCTCTCGTGGACGGTGGCGTAGGCTTCGATGAAGTCTCTGCTCGAACCATCGACTTCAACAAGAAGCTCCCTGAGCCTCTGGATGAGGACGAACTGCATCGGACTGTTTTGGTCTCTGCTGCCAAGAAGTACGACGAACAAGCATAACCTGAGGTCTCTTGGTTGAGACTTCACAGTACAGGAGCCGCTATGGCTAACGGAAATAAGTTCGCACCTCTCATCTCTGGACAGTCATCAACAGGGAAGTCCGCTTCCCTGTATGACATCAGAGAACAAGAACGGTGGCTTTATCTCAACTGTGAGAACAAAGAGCTTCCTTTCCCTAGCAAGTTCAGGGAGTTCGGTATCACTGAGCCTGCTCAAGTGATCGAAGCTCTAGACTACGCTATCGAAC